GGCTTCCGCCATTTTAACTTCCTCTTTTAATGCTTCTTTTTCTTTGACCTTGTTCTCAACCATCTTGGCATTCATAGTTTGAGCCATTTTGGTGACTTCTCCCGCACTTTCTATGTTCTTCCCTATCCTATCTATCAACGCATCGATTTCATCGGCTTGTGGGGTTTGTTTTGCAAACGACATTGTGAAGATAAATTCACTCACAAATAGGATTGAAAACGCGATTAATAGGTTTTTCATAACTTCTGCATTGTTTTCATGATGCGGATTTCCGTCATGGCACTTGCCAAACATGAATCCGATTTCTTCAACATCACCGAAAGTTGATCTATCTTTTTATCCAACTTTTCAATTTTTGCATTGGCGGTTTCAATTTGCTCTTTGTAACCCGAACGCAAATCCATATAAAGATAAGAAACGGCCAACAACATACAAAAAGCCACGGCAGCAACTGGGTTCTTACGAAATTGGTCAAAATTGACGGGCAAAGCATTGGGGGTTTTTTTCGGTGCGGTCATTATACTACGGGTTCTGGAATTACACAATATGGCGAATCAGGTAATTTTTCACAATACCCTTTCAAATACAATGAATCGTCACCGCTGAAAGTGTGAATCCCCATTGGGTCGGGCCAAACCTCAAACGGCGTAAACTCTGCGGGTGGTTCGGTGTAAAACAAAATGTCAACCGCCCATTTCTCGCTTAAAACTGCGGGGGTTTTCAATTCCATACCGTCAAAAACTGCGGGGGTAATTGGCAAAAATCCCAACTCTACTACGGCACAATCTTTCCAAGTTGTAACGGGTTCGCCTTCGGGGTTGGTTGTGGTTTGTTCTATTAACTTACGAAGCGTTGCCCATTCGGTTGGGGTGCATTCATATTTGCGAAAAATCTTTGTCATCTTATATGGTTGTTAGTGCTATGGCTTCTGCATCGGTTAATGCGGTAGTGAATAACAAAAATTCGTTTACACTTCCGCGCATTCTTTGTGAATCGGGTTGTCCGCCCATATGCCCAATGTCTGCGCGGCTCATTGATGAAGGCAATACAAAACCTGTGTCCGTTCCAACCAAAACGCCATTTAAGAAAAATTTAATTGCAGAACTTGTGTAAGTAACTGCCATTTTTATTTTGGATGTTGTTGGCATTGTCGTACCGATTGCGGCTTGTAACGCCCCACCACTTGCATTGCAATACACATAAATATTGGCATCATCGGTAGTAAAATGAAAATTGTTTTGATAATCGCCTGAATTGATTGAACCAAAAATTGTGTTTGCGGGTGGTGTCCCTAAATATTGACTTGGGTTTGGGTTGTTGATGTCCATAAATAAAGTTCCCTCCGTCTGCCCAATCAAACTTGAAATACCCGTTTTGTAGCACTCATCCGCCACACGGGTAGCCGATGAACTTGTGGTTGGGATGTAACTTGTGGCATATGATGACGCTTCTAATTGTGCGCCCCAAATGTAAATACCTCCGCTTGGTATAAGTGTAACCCATAAACCCGCAGAACCTCCACTTTGTACTTCGCTCAATGTAAATCTTTGCCAAGATGTGGTAAGTGTGCATGAAGTGTACCCAACTGTTTGGTTCGGGTCTTGCAATCTAACAACTTCGCCACCGCTTACCCCTTTAAGATAAACCGATTTTGTATTTGCCACGGTTGTTGAAACTGTTTTCCCACTTTGGAAAATCCCACTTGAACCATTACCGACAACCAAATCGGCATTTTGCGTTCCATCGGGCGAAATGGTTTGATTTGCAGTAACTGAAATACCGCTTTGTTTTGTCCAATCTGACTGCGTCAAATCCTCACTCCAACTCACCAAATTTGTACTCTGCTTTTCCAACAACAAAGAAGGACACCCACCGCCACCATTTTGGTAGGTTAATCGTGGAACATTTAGGCGGTCGGTTGTGGGGAAATAGGGTTTGGCGGTTGAGCCGATGTTTAGTTGTGCGCCGTAAATTAATAAATCAACGCTTGTGCTTGTTCCCGCTTCCAAAACAAAACGCGCATAAACTTGCGAATTGCCTGTGAATGTATGGATAAACCTTTGCCATTCGGTAGTAACTGTGGCGTGAATGTTATTCGTATTGTCATAGCAAAAAATAACATCCTTTGTTCCGCTCAATGACTTAATCCAAACAGAATAAGTATATTGTTGACCCGTAATTACTGAAATAATTTGATTCTTTTGCGCATAGTTTGAACCATTTAACGCCATTTGCAAACGCCCTGCCGTTGTTGTCCCATCGGGTGCAGTTCCGTAATTGGCAGTATAAGTCAAAGTTGCCCCCGTGTCAAGTACATTACTCCACGGGCTTGTTCCAAAGGTATTGCTTTGGTCTGCCAAATTCCACGGGCAAACCTCAACCAATCCCGCACTATTTACGCGTGTGCCGTTGGATGCGCGGGTAAACGAAAGGTCACCGCTTCCATCGGTGGGAATTACACTATAAACCGTGTCCTCTTTATAGCCAGAGGGCACCATTACCAAACTGGCTTTATTTAATAAGTCGCTCATTTTTATAAGTTGTTAAGTTTTCTAAGTAAACAGCCGATGCCTTCGTAATAGCCACCGTCCGCAGTTACACGCGCTTTATACAACTTAACCAGAGCCCAGCCCTGCCCTTTGTATGCCGTGCCCCGCGTGCCAATTCCGAGGTTTTGACTTACTAGCATTTTAGTAACCGATTACAGAACCGCTGCTAATTACGAAGCCAGTAATTTTATTGCCTTTACCCGCTGGCAAATAAGCCCCTTGCTGGAAAGTAACGCCGCTCATTCCGCGTGCGCTCAATACATTGGTGGCGGTGCCATTCTCTTGGGTAACTGTAAAGCTGGTAAATACGGTGTCCTCAGTAGGTACCACCGCGTCATAACTTACACTTGTAACGGTTGCAGCCGCATGGTATTTAAAACCCTGAGAGCCTGCTATAATGTCTGCGCTTGCTTGTGCCATAGTGCCTGCAATTTACAAACACAATAGAGCCAACTCGTTAACAAATTAAACGCTTGCTATAATATACCACTGCGCCCCGTCGCTTATAATTGTTTTGCTGCCGTAGTGGTTGCCTATTGTAGTAGTTGGGCTTCCGCTAATGTTATACCCGTTCCCGCTAATTGTCACGACGTTGCCGCTGTTAGTTTTTACAAAATAATACTTTTTACCCTTGCTCTCGTTTGCTGGGGGCAAGTTAACTGTTACGTTGCCGTCCGTGCTATTACATAAAATTAACTCGTAGCCGTTTGTAATTGTGTGAGTCCCTGCCGTGTAGGTTACTGAGGCGTTGTGCTCTTGAATATGCCAGTCTAAAACTTCGCTGCTGTCAGTATATTGCAGCATTACTTCCCAGCGCGTGTTCTCGGTTGGCTGTGTAGTTGGCGCACCGTCTGCTTGGTTTACTAGGTACTCAAGTACCCGCGTTTGAACTGCCGAGGTTTCTAGGTTAAGTTTAGTAATAGCAAACTCATGGTAGTTTAAGCGGTTTGTAATTGTGCGCTCGCCCGTTCTTGGGTTCCAGTCTGTGCTACCTCCTCCAGTTGCTACTGAGTAGTCGGGGGCCATGGCAAGCCACTCACCTTGCCAAGTTTCAAAACGAGGGTTAAAGGTACCGCCATTAAATAACCAAAAAGCAGAGTCAAAACTTAACGACTTAATAGCGCTCAGGCTTCCAGCGTCGTGCCATGTGCCCTGAATGGTTTTAACAAATTTGTTATACTGGCCGCCAATACGCTTGCCTATAATTTCGCTCAGTTCCGCGTGAGTTGCAGAAGCGTAGCCGCTATACCAGTCCGAACTTACTACCCATGTACTGCCGTTGTAAACATAAACAGTACCAAACCCATAAAGCCCCTCACCGTCGTAGTATGCTGGTTTCACTTCTATTAACTGGCTGTTCCCACTAGCCCCGCTAACTGTTACAGAGTTCTTAGTGGTCCGCTCAAAACTTGGGTTCTCTATTGTGCCGTAGGGCTGCGCTGCGCTAACGGTTCCCCAGAATGCAATAGGGTAACTGCTAGAACTTGCCCAGTTGTTAGGCGCCACAAACATACCCTGCTCAGCTTCTATGTAATACTCAGCCGTTAGCCTTGTGTAACCGCTTGGAGGCGGTGGCATTACAAAGTCTATAATATGGGTATTGTAGTTATTGCGTGCGTTTGTAACTGTCAGCTCTTTAGTCATCCAGACGGGGCTACCTACGCCAATATAGTTATTTACAATGGGGCTATACTGGTAAGTCGCTCCGCCTGAGTTCTGCACATAAACTCTGTAATAGAAAATATAACGCTGGTACTTTTTAGCGCTGCTAGAACTTAGGGCTACATAAGAGTCGTCAAACCATTTGCAAAGCATGCGCACTCTAGTAGGAGCTGCCTGCACTATTGTTTTGTCTAGAAGTGACAACTCTATACTGTTATTGTCTGGCTCAGTCCTTAAGGCAAATATAGAATTGTGGCGCTCCTCTATAATGTCCACCTGCCTAACTGGAGGCTGGTAACTTAGTGTCGGCTTGGCTTCCCATTGTGGCCTCTGGTCCGCTGCCAATGCTACTGCGTGAGTAGTGAGCCCAGTGCTTTGGTAAGTGCCTGCGGCGTTATAAATGCGAGTCGTTAAACTGGTAGCGTTATAAGCGTCCTGCGGTAAAATCCAAAACGCCCCGCTTTCCAATGTCATGCGGCTGCCATAAATTTTTATTATTTGTTCTATGGCGTCCTTGCATGTTAGTAAGTCTATGTCCGTAGTTGCTACGAAGGGGTCGGTGGTGTCAATAAATGCGACATCGCTAAACGGGTCGAAGTTGCTATAAAAACTAAGCAGGTTAAACTTAGTGTTAGCAAGCCCCTTGTAACTTGCCTGCGCAGTGTCATACATTGTAACCCCGTCGCGCAAATATGTGTTTTCGCCTAGGGCTGTCCAGTAGTCGTCTAGCCCGCACATTTCTAAAGACTTGCGTATAATGTGCAAGCCAGTAGCGTAGCCGTCAGTAAACCATGCGGGACTTATGTTAAAGCCTTCTAGCAAGTTCAAAGAGTCTACCGCTGTTAAGTCAAAAATTGGCGCCCCGTTAATGCTCTCGCGCAGGTAGTCTGCTTGGTCCGCTACAACTCTACCCACATAGAAAAGCGAGCCGTCGCGGTAAACAATTACGGCATATTTATTCTCCTCGTTATTGGCTATGTTTATAAAGGCATTGCGCACCGTGTCGCTAGGCATATGCCAAAAGGTGTTAATGCGGCTGGGCCTAATATAGTTTTGGTAATAAGTCTCTCCGTTACCTTGGCGCTCAATAGTAAACCCGTCGCCCGCTAGCGTCAACTCGGTAGCGCCCTCAAGCGCTAGTAACTTTTCTAGTAAACAACTCTCGCCCTCTTGGTACCCCCCTGCTGCTGTAACTCTGGTAGCATAACGGCTGGCGTAATTATTTGCACTTGAGCCAGTGGCTCCGTCCCACAGTTCTACTCTGTACTCTTTATTCTCAATGCTCAAAAAAGAGCCGTAGTAAATCCTTGCCATTACCCGCGCCTTTTGTCTTTGTTATACCGTTCAATAATTAGGGCTAAATCCCTGCCTTGTATAGTTGTGCTAGCCACAAAGCCGCTGCTATTGTCGCCAGTGTTTAGCATGCCTTTAAGTTTGTCTAATGGCGCTATAACTTCTGGGTTATTTCTAGCGTTTGGGTATTCACCAACCAAACCCAATGTAGGCCCGCTCACTATACCCCCGTCCGCAAACGCCGTAGCCTTTGGCCCTTTGTTTAGCATTGCAGTAATAGCAGCCGAGCCAGCAACCAAAGCAACCCCTGCCGCTATTGCTACCTCTGGCTTTTTCAAAATAAACTTTTTAAAGACATCCGATGCCACAGCAGTAGTTATTAACGCGCTACCAAAGGCTCGCATAAATTGAGCCACAGCCTGCAAAAGTTTTTTACCGAAGTCCTCAAAACTACTAGTCCCGCCGCTAAGTATGTCGCCAATAGCCTCGCCGAATGCAGTAACCCCGTCGGCTGCTAAACTATTGAAGGCTTCATTAACACGCCCCATGCTAGCCGTCATGCGCTCCTCATAGTTTGCTTGGTTTAATTCGCGCTCCAACTGTGCCGCTTTTAAGGCTCTAGTCTCGGCGTCCATTTCCTTAGTGGTAGAAGTAATAGGCCCACTAGGTGCAACTATTTTAGGCAGCTTAACTTCTTTGGCTATTCCCGCAGTGTCTAAAGCGTAGAGTTCTATGCGACGCTTTTGCATGTCCTCCTCTATTTTTAACTGCTCATCGTTAAACTTCTTTAACTTAGCCTTTCTCTTTTCGTTTAGGTCTTGCTGTTTCTGCAACAAGTCCGCAGCCTTCTCGGCTTCTTTGGCCTTCTCGTCTGCTATGTATTTAGTTCGCTCAATTCTTAAAACTTCTAGCGCGGTCTTAGTGTCGTCAATTATTTTGCCCCAGTTTTCCTTATTATTCTGGCCAAAATTTGCACGGGCTTTCTTTAGCGTCTCGTTTAAAATTTGCTCATTCTTAGCAAACGCTCCCAACTTGTCGCCCTTGGCTTCTAGTATTTTAACTTCGTTCTGTTGCTTGGCTATGCTCTTGTCCAGCGTAGTGTTTAAGTCCTTAAGCGCTTTGTCGGCTGGGAAAATAGCGTCCTTTAATTTGTCAAAGTTTGCAATGAGTGCCCCAATACCTGCCACCACTACGCCTATGCCTATGCTCATTAAAGCAGTTCTAAAGGCTAGAGTAGCGCCAGTGGCCCCACCAGTTGCAGCAGTGTAAAGTCTAGTAGCCGCTGTGGTTATACCCATGCGCACTGCGCTCTCTGCTTGTAAAGCGTTTTGGATGGCTTGCACTCCATTAACTAAGGCTATTGCTCCTTGGAGTTTAACCATAGTTTTCTGTAAGTCGTCGCTCTCTACGCCTGCTAAAGCAAGTGCTCCCTCAACAGCACCAAAGGCTCCAGCTGCTGCCTCTACGCCTCCTAGTACCGCGTCTATTCTACGCGTGTCGCTAGCAAAGTAGGACACCTCAGCGCGGGCGTCTGCTATGCTGTCCTTCATTCTACCCGCTGCCGCTATAATTTCGTTAGCGGTTTGGGCGAACTCTGGGCCCAATGCCCTAGCCTGCATGGCTAAATTTGTCAACTGTCTAACCGTTCCAGCAGTCGGGTTTTTTGTTGCTATGTCTGCAAGTTTGCTCTGTATGTCCCCAGCAGCCTTGGCCGTTTCCGCAGACATTTTAGCCCCGCTAGACTGAATGGCGCTAATAGCGTCGTTTAAGCCTTTGCGCAGTTTCTCTATGTCTGCACCAATAACAATGTTTAACGAGCGTGCCATTACCTAATATAGTTAATTATAAAGTCTTGAGAAACTTGGTAAACGCCTGCAAAGCCTGCCTCGTCGTCCGTTAATTGTACCTCGCTGTCTAGTTCAATAGTTTGGCATTTAACGCCGTTAAAAGTTGCTGGCAATGTTGCAGCCTCAAACGCCGCCCTTACTTGCTCAGCAACTGCCGTAGCGCTTGCGAATGTAGTGCCAAACGAATTAACCTGCACCCGTGCAAAGTCTGTGCGACTGTGGCTAGTGTTTGTAGGGCTAGCAACAATGCTAACAAGGTTATAACTAATGGCAGGAAAGGCGCTCTCTTGTGGAATGCGCAAAGGGTTTAAGCGTGTGCTCACCAAGGCAGTAAGCCCTGAGTAGTTGCTTAATATGTTGTAGGCTATTTTTATAGGGGCGCTCATGCTTTGGCGTCTGGGGTTAACTTGTCAAAGACATGCGAATATAACTTAACCGCCTCCTCTATACTAATATAGTCTGGCTCCTCCCATGGAAAAGTTAACAACCGTTTGGGCTCTATTGGTTTTTTCAGGTGTGGTGCCATGGAGGTAGCAACTGCCCAGCGCATTATTTCCCACTGGTTCCTGTACTCTTGAGTCTGTGCGGACCGCATGCCCTCAAGTTTTAAACGCCAAAAGCGTGGCGTGCATTTCCAAAACTCAGTCTCACTTAGCCCAAGTTCTCCGTAACTAATGCGCTCTATTTTGCGCCAAGTAAGCGGGGCGCTGTCGCCCTTGGCTGTTACTTTCCCTCTGGCTCTTCGCTGGAAAAAAAGTCTGTAACTGCTGCCGTGAACGCGTCTAATGCAGGGGCCAACTCGCTAAACTTCTTAACGGCTGCGCCTAATTTTTGAACGCTGGCAAAGGGTGTCTTTTCTCCTTTGGCTTCGTAGCCCTCAATAATTCCGTAAAAGGCGCATGCTAGTGCAAAGTCCATAGACTTGGCTAAGTCCTTTTGCATGTTTAAGTCTGCAAAGTTCTCCATGCCAGCCAACTGCATTACATTGCGAAGGCTATTCATGTTAAACAAAAGGGGGTGACTAGCACCCCCAATTTTGATTTCTGTGCTCATGGGCACAAATATAAAACAAATAAATTATGAAACGGTGCCAACAGTCAAAGCACCAGTGCCTTGCAAGGTTCCAGTAAAGGTAGCCTTGTCATTGTTAGGAGCGCTCAAAGACAAGCTGCTAAAGTAAGCAGCGCCCGTAAGTTTCTCGTCTCCAGTTACATTGGTAGTCATTACAACAGTAACAGAAGTACCAGCCAACAAGTCAGCCAGCAAGTCCTTAAAAGAAAGTCCGCTAGTGCTTACGCTTGCGTCGCTTTCAAAAATTCCCTCTACATTCAAAGTGTAGCCGTACTCACCTGCGATGAACTCCTTAGCGCCTGCGCTGTCTTTGTTAGTGACATCAATCATGTCCTTGCTAATGTCAATAGAGTGAGTAGTCGCGTTAGCGATTTTAGTCAATGTGCCGCTAACATCTTTATAGATGCTAATGAGCGTGCCGTTTACTGGTCCAGTAGTTGCCATGGTTATTTATATTTTAAATTATTTTTCTTTGCTAAGTCGCGCAGCAGTCCGTCTACGCCTTTAATTACTTCCTCGGTTACAGTGTTAGCGTTTCTGTCCAATGCTGGGCGCATAAATGGGCGAGGCGCTAGGCTACCCGTATAGCGTCCGTTTGACTGAATACGGGGTGCTGTGCCATATTCAAACATAACACCGAGGTAATTATTATAGTATTCCTTACGCAAGCCAATTAAAGCCTTGTCTAGGTTTGTGCTGTCCTTGGTAGTAATAAACCCAATAGAGTCGTGCAGGTCACCAGTGTTCACGGGCACTAGACTTTTTGCGGTTTGTATAATAGGCTCCGCACTTTTACGAAGTAACTTCTGCAACTTTGGGCTTTTAATGTCCACACCAACAGCCTCCAGCGCGTTAGTAACTTCGCTCATTCCCTCTATGTTTTTGCCGTTAGCCATTATAAAGTTACCTCAGTTTGTAATTTCAAATATAGGTTGCGCTGTAAATTGGCTATGTTAACAATGTTATGGGCTACGCCTCCCTCTACTACTCTATGCTTAACGCTTATGTCTCCGTTATAGCGGACAGTATAATAAACTACTTGCTTATGTTCTCTGCGGTCCGCGTTCACATTCTCAGTACCAGCCTCGGCTTCTACACGCTGCGCCCATGCGGTAGCGTATTCGGTCCAAGTCTGCAACTTCTCGCCCGTGTTTGTGTCTATTGTCTCAGTATAACTTTGCAGGCTTACTAAGACATCCATTGCCCCAGCATTCATTAAATTAATACTTGGATTTTATAAGGGTCCAACAAATAATGAAAGCCAAACTCCATGGGGCTCTGTATAGTTCCAGTAACAATAGCCTGCCTATTGTCGTAGTATTGCGCTATTAACAAAAGGGCAGCGTGCTTTATTGTCATTGGTAAAATAGTGTCGGGCTCTACGCCAGAAGTCCCCACTGGGTTAAAGCCTTCCGTTATCTCAACTATATATTTAATCCCGTCGTCAGTTACAAGCGTTGGCGCTGTCTCTATAAAAATGTTACGGCTATATAGTCCCATTGGCTCAGGGCTAGCAATCCAGTCCGCAGCGTCGTAGGCAGTTACCGCGTTAGCGTCGCTAATGTAGTAAACATTTGTCACAGCCAAACAGCGTGTATTTAAGCGCAAATAATTGCCGCTAGGTATGTTAGTACCATTAAGTGGGTTAACTAGCGCAGGCTGCCCCGTAAAGCCGTCAAAGCCATAACGCGCAGTGCTTTTACGAATTGAATAGCCAAGGTAATTACTGCAAGCCTCAACGGCCATAGCAATGAGCCCACCTATATAGGAGTCGTCGGCGGTGCTAGTAACGCGCAGGTGTTGCTTGGCTTCTGTTAGCGTAATGTAGTCAGTAGCAGCGTTAGCGTAGGCGGTGTAGTGGCGTGCAATAAACATTTTACTCGGCGTCTAGTTCGGTTTCAGGGTTAACAGTTTTGCCCTTTTTAGTTGGCTTGCTAGGAGTAAGCGCTGGAATTTCTACGGCTACGCCTGCTTCAATTAAGAGCATGGCCTGCTTAGTTTCCATAATTACCTCCTCGCCCGCGTTATAACTTAGGTTAAATTGTCCAGTTGGGTTAGCAACAAATTTTATTTTCATATTAGCCCGAGGGCGCTGCACTCAAGAGCGCCCCCAGCACTTGGACTTTAAAGCCCCCAAGCGGGCAAATTATTAGGCTACAATGTCCTTACATACTGCAAAGGCAGTAGGCTGCAACAAGTTAACATCCATGTAAGCGTTAAGCACTACATTGGTCAAGCCAGCAGTTGCGCCGCTGTAAGGGTCCACAGTCAACTCCATACCACCACCAAAAGAGGCAATAGCCATTTTAGAGAAGTCTCCAAAAATCATAGCAGACAAAGTGCTGCTAGAACCTTTAGACAAGTTGCTAGGAACCAAAGTTGAAGTAGCCACTGGGTAGCCATTCAAGTCCATACCACCAGCAGGCCAAATGAAGTTACCTTCTACACCAGAAGACTGGCGAGGAATAGTTTGCAAAGCAGCTTTTACTTTAGGGTTAGTCAAGTAAGCAACACCCTCACCGTTAGCGTTCTCAACAGCTTTCATCAAGTTAACTACGTCAGCCCATACTGGAGCAATACCGTTAGCGTTAGTGCTGTTAGAAGAGGCGCCACCAGCGTAAGTAACATTTACAGAAGAGTTGGCAATAATACCAGTAGGCTCGTTAGAACCTCCACCTTTAATAGCGGCAGTTTCCAAAGATTGAGCCATAGCGTTAAGCAACCAGTTTCTTACATAAGCGTCAATGCTGTTAGAAGACTGAAGCAACAACTGGTTAGAGACTTGAATGTAAGCAGCCAAACGCTTAGGGCTAAAAGTAACTTTAGAGAAGGCAGGGCTTTTTTCAGTAGCAGAACCGTTCTCAGTATTCCAACCAGCTGAAGGAACAGTTGATGCAGTTGGCATGTCTAAGTTACCTACCAAGCCAGACAACTGCTGTACACCCAAACCGCGCAAAACAGTCTTAGGCAACAATACATCAATAATAGAACCTACTGAGGTTTGAACATTGACACCACCTTCGCTACCGTTAGTTCCACCAGTTACTGACATGTCGCGTTTGAAAACCTGAGAAGGGATTTTAATAGAGTGAGCAGAAACGCTAACACCTGAGCGCTGGAACTCTTCAGCACCAATAGCAGAAAATTCACCTTCTACACCTTCACGTCGTCCAGTTACGGCCAAGTCAATAGCACGCTTAAAGCTGTACTCTCTAGCCATGTCCTGCTTTTCTTTTTCTTCGCTGCGGCTAGCAGTGTGGCCAGCGGCTTGAGCAGCCAAGTTTTGCAACTTTTCCAAGGTTTCAACCTCAGCCTTAATCGCGCCCAAGCGAGCCTCGATTTCAGTCAAACGATTGGTTTCGCTTTCAGCCATAGAGCGGGCTTCCTTCTCAATGGTGGTTTGCAAGGTAGACAACTCGCCGAGCAAGCGTCCACGCTCTTCTTTTAATGCTTTAATTTTATTCATGGTTTTTTTGTTTGTTTAAAGGTTTTCGTAGCGCAGCAGTGCAAGTTTTAAAATGTCAGCTGCTGCTTGGCTTCGTTTTGCGCTTTCTATTTCTCGCTCTTGGTCGCGCATAGCAACAATGCTACGGGCGTCCGCTTCGGTGTCAACATATGCAGGGTAGGTTACTGGGCTAACATCGTAGAGGTCCTCAATAACCATAATAGTGCGCTTGCCCATTGTTCCGTATTTAGTGGAGTCGCTCCACTTCTGCTCTTTAATGGTAAAAGCAAAGCTGCTCTGGGTAATGTCGCCGCGCATGATTGAGCGAACTACGCTAACATGTGTAGGATTTTCGTAGTCAGGGACCCAAGTATATTCAAGGTTTCCGTCAGCGTTTACAAATACTTTGCAAGTGTTTGCCTTTGTGCGGCCCAGAATTAACTCGGCCTCGTGGTTGAATAGACAGCGAATGTCATACTCTTTGCCTAGGGCATAGTCAAACGCTCCCGCTTCTATAACCTCCTCAAAATAGCCGAGGTCGGTAACTGAATTAATAACGGCGGCAATGCCTCCAATTTCCGTAGGCATGGCGTTGCCTTCTGCTCTGGCTATTACGGTCCCCGTAAATGTTCTGCGCTCTTGTTTCATTATATTACTTCGGTGTTATTAACTCCGTTTGGGTTGTTGTTTTTGTCTGCACTTGCTAGCAGCTGCTCAATTTTGGCGTCCATGTAGGCGTCTATTTTACTGCTTGGCATTAAATTACTTTCTATTAAATACTCGTCGCCACCAGTAAAGCCGTTAGCGTCCTCAAACATTCGCGCTTCGTTTCTAGAAAGCCAGCCGCCGCGGATGCCCTTATTATAATAGTCTGCTCGCTCGTTGGCGCTGGCTCTCAAAAGTGAGTTAAAGTTAAACTTGAAATAATAGGTTAACTTGTCGCTTTCGGTTAACAACTTGCGGGCCAGTTCCTGCTCTATGTTAATAGCATAACTAGCCAGCGTCCGCGCGTAGAAGTCTTGGTACTCTTGTTCTACGCTAGACTTAATGCCGTCCTTTGCCCCAATCATGGAGGCAGGCACGCCAAATATACGGGCAATTTCCTCAGCGCTAAACTTCCGAGTTTCCAAGTACTGGGCCTCCTCGGGGCTTAGGCTAAGTTTTTCCATTTTAATACCGTTAGGCAAAACGGTTGAGCGGCTCGCTCCGTCTATGACATCGTCCAGACTTTTCTTTAAAGGGGTAGCCTGCTCTGGTTTAATTTGCGCGTCGCTTGTTAGCAAAAACTTAAGCACGCCATTTTTATAAACCCCAGCGCTCTGGCTAATGGCTGCCAAGTCAATACCCAAAGTTTCCGCGTGCACGACAATAGGCGACAAACCTACTAGCGGGTCGTCACCGCAAAGCCCTTTAAAGTGCAGCATGTCAGTAGCAGGCACAATAGAGGGGAACCCTTTTAAATTAATTTTGTAAAATAACTGCCCGTCCTGCATTACTGGCGTAACATAGTCGGGGGCAATAGGGTGCAAAGCAATACCGAGGTAACGGGCGTCACGGTTAATAAACGCGTAGGCATTCCCCTTAAGCGCTAAGTGGCTCACCATGTACTTAGTAAAGTCGTATTTAGTTTGGTAGGCGTTTGGCTCGTTTACAAGCGCAGTAGCGTAATGGATTACGACTTGCTCACGGTTGGTCCCGTCGTCCTTGTAAAGTTTCAAAGAAAGGCCCGCTATACCGTCCGCAATGACTCTAACGCAAGCATGCACAGAGGCAATGCTTAAAGCCGTCCTGTCGTTTACCGCTTGGCCGCTTCTAGTCTGGTAACCAAATACATTATTGAGCGTATTTATAAACCAGTCAGCAGGCTGCGACAAACTAGAACGCTTTTCTTTTCGTGGCTGCCAAAACTTTAAATTCATTGGGCGCAAATTACAACTAGGTTAAATTTGTTGTGTTAACATTTGTTTCGCCCTTGTGCTAGCCAGCGAGAAAGTGCCGCCCTAAAAACATCGTAGGACTTATAGCGCTTTACGCCAAATTTTGCATAGTACTTCTCTTCGGTCGCGTTGTAGGCGTCCTCATAAGTCTTGTATTTAGGCAGGTTATTATAATACTCCTGCATGTAGTCGTCTAAGAATTTCATAAACTTAAAAACCAAAATTCGCTATTTTGTTCCTTAGCAGCGTCCTGCATGCAAGTGCCTAAGGCCATTACTATACTTACGGGGCCGTCCACTTTGTCACCGCTTTTGGCCTTGTTAATTTTAATGTTTCCTGCTGGGTCCTGAGTTAACAATATATTGCCCATCATCCAGCGAGTCACTGGGTTGCCAGCGTGCCTTAGCATTTTGTCTTTAACTAAGCGCTCTAGCTCCTTAGTCGGTGCCGACATACTTACAAAGCCCTGCCCAAATGGAAACATTTGCAGCCCTTCATTTTGCAACTCAATAACTAACTGAGAAGCGTTAAAGCGGTCGAAGGCTATGTCTTTAATGTCGTAGCGCTGAGCAAGTTCAATTATACGCGCCTTAATATAGGCGTAGTCCGTTACATTGCCTTCGGTTAATTCTATAAACCCGTCGGCTGCCCATTGGCGAATAGAAGCGCCTGCAGCGTCCTTGCGTTTAAATGCCGTCTCGCTTGGTAGCCAGTACCATGTCCGCACCGCGTTAAAACTTGGGAAGTATAACGAGAATGCGCAAAAGTCCCCAGTGCTTGCCAAGTCTAAACCACCATAGCACACCTCGCCCTCTAGTTCGTCGTCGCCGTCGCATTCCCTCCAAAGGCTGTCACTAATCCAAGTTTGGGCCGTGTCTGTCCATACATTCAGCAATTTAGTTTTAAACTCTACCTCCTTATGTACAAACTCCTTAGCCTCGGTTAGTGCCTGCTCTAACTGCCTTGGGTAAACGCTTACGCCCCAGTTGGGGTTAGCCTTTGCCCATACTGCTGGGTCCGTCCAGTCGTCGCCTTCGTCCAAGGTATATATAACAGAGAATAGCGCATCGTCCTTAATTGCCCCGTTTAAAACATTGGCGCAATACTGGCGGTGCTTATAGCATGGAGCCTCACGATTGAAGCCTGCTGTAGTAATTGTGAAAAGAAGCGGCTGCCTCCTTGCCCCCATTGAGTTGCGTATAACATTATACAGCTCGTCATTCGGGTGCGCGTGGTATTCGTCAATGCAGGCAAAATGGGTATTAAGTCCGTCCTGCTTGTTTGGGTTCCACTCCAGTGGCTTATATAAACTTTGGCCGTATAATATGCGCCTATTGTTTACAGAGTTGTTAACGGTTAACTCTTCGTTTAACCATGGCAAGTTTTGGCACACCCTAACGCTCTCCCCAAATACCATCATGGCTTGGTCCAACTTTGTGGCTGCGCTGTAAACCTGCGCCGCTGGCTCGTCGTCAGCAATTAAGCCGTAAAGCATTACTGCGCTAGAAAAAGTAGACTTGCCGTTTTTACGCGGGACTTCTACATAAGCCCGAGTAAAGCGCCTAGAGCCGTCCTCATTTAGAAACCCAAATAAGTTGTAAACAATAAAAGCCTGCCAAGGTTCCAGCGTAAAGTTACGCCCTGCATAGTCGCCAGTGGTGTGAACTAAGTTCTCTATAAAGTCCACTGCATGCTGTGCTAGTTCGTCACTAAAGCGCCAGCCGTTTGCACGGTCCTGCTCATAGCGTGTAACAGCGTTCTTAACATGCTCACAAGCAGCAACCTCGCCGCTCTTAATTTTGGCTATATAGTCGTTTACAACTTGCACCGTCTAAAATATGCCAAAGACTCAAAAGCTAGTTTTTCGTTTCGGTAGGTAAACACCTCGCCGACATTCTCGGCGGGCTTGCCTTGCTTATTGCACGGCGTGCCGTCAACACAAACGACATAACTAGTAGGGCCGTTTTGCTGCACTGTGTAAATGCTAGCAGTTTCCATTTTTATGGTAGTTGTCTCAAAGGCTTTTGTGTGTACTGCCTTTGTAATTACTTTTTTACTCATGCTGTTTTAGGTTTCTTTAAACTGTCTAATTTACTCACTGGCTTTGTAACGGCTGCGCTAATTCTACTGCGAGCGCTTGGTGTAATTCCAAAAAGTTGGCCCAACTGAGTTGCCTGCTTTAGGCTCTCACACTGAACGCGGTACCAAGGGTTAACCACTTGCTCACCATGACGGCTTACAGTTACGAGCCCCTCCTTTTTTACCATTACGGTGGCCTCACTAAATTGATTTAACAAAATGCAGTAGCCCTGCAAAAGTTCTAAGTCACAACTGGCCAGCAAGCCATTGCGTTTTAGTTCACGACAAACCCCGTCCCAAATTTTAACAGTCGCCGCGTTAAAACTTTTTGGCGCTGGTGGTAACTCGTCCATGGGTAAAACTTTCATTTCGTTCTCAACTAGCCAGCGTTTGTCCTCGGTGCCTTGTAGTTTTTTTAATTCTGTCGGTAATTTTGGCCTTCCTCTCATGTTTTATAGTGTTTTCAATACAAACATACAAATTTTCTGTTAACTTATTTTCTCACGGGTGTGAAGAAAAG